GTCTTCTTTTTCATGTATTTCTTCCCGCATTTGCAAGCAACCACGTGCAGCTCTTCCATGATACTCCCACGCTCAATAACTATGTTATATTTTCGCAGGTAGTGTATATTAACAAGGAATCTTTCAGATTCACTTCCGGCCTCTGGCGCCTGTTAACAATAAGCCCGTCATTGCTGAAGCAACGGCCTTGGGGATCCAAGATGGCTCATAGCCTTCTGCAGTTAACTTCAGAGAGGCAAGAAGAAGTTTCTTATCGGCTTTCCGAAGGAGCCTTGGATTACCCTTAGACGTGTAAGGACCTCGGGGCTCGGTCACAAGGTCATGCTGCAGGCAAGCCTTGTCCATAGCGTCCATTGGACGCACACCGTCGCGCAAGCGCTTTGTTACGTTCGTACCAGGTCCGCAAAAATTCATGCCGGGCATGTGCTTTTCACGACGATCGTAAGGTGGCACGTATCTTCCACGTGCTGCCCGTAGTAGAGAAGATTGAAGTGAGGTCAATCGACCCACTCCTCACCACAATGGTAACAACGAACATGGTAAACCATCTCGTTACCTGTAAATTCAGGCAGGATAATTCCGACGTCTTCAACTCGAGGTTGTGATCCGCAGGAATCGCATTTTGTAGGAATGCCTTCTGGTAATGTGTCAGCACATTCCTTGGCCATACGCAAACACCTGTTCCAGGAGTCCCATGCTATGCAAAACAAAAACACCCATCAGATACGATAGGTTGTTTTCCTTAACGTGCTTCAGAACTGAGAGTACTTTTGCAGCCTGTGCAACAGATTCCGTAGTATTCTGTTCCACCGTGATCACTCCAAGAGGCTTGGTGCGTGAACACCCTTGTAATCGCCTGCTTTGACGGTCCATGATAGCGGGGCAGTGGCGACCGCTTCTGTACCTGCTGCGCCTGCAGTGATTAGCACAATGCCACATGGGACTTTGAAGAACCCAGTGGACAATCTTTGTGCTGCTCCAGCGCTAAGAGTAGCGATGTTCACCCACGTACGATCGCCGCTAACGCCAGTCGGATCGTATGGAGGAGCATTTCCAAATGTCTGCAGAGCCTGAGCCATAGTGGCGTTGTCATCTGCCATGAGATCATCGTAAGGTACGTCACCTGTGCTTGTGCTTGGTGAGTCTTGCGCATTTCCTGCTTTATCATATTCCTCGAGTATGGAATATCGTGATGCCGTTGCTGGGCCCCAAGTGAAACCCTTGATTGCTCCAGCTGCGTCAACCACGATCGAGTTAGAGAATTCACCCGAAGCCAGTTCCACAGGAGTTGGTGGTCCTGCCGTCCAATTGTATTGGAGCGGGTTGAGTTTTTGGTAATTGGTACCAGACACAACTCGGAAATCTTCCCAACGTGCAATACTATTGCTCTTGAGACGATCCCTCTCATCCTCTGAGTTTTCCAAATACATGGCGTAGGCCATCTTCAGAGCACGTTCATTCATCCACGAATCGCTAAGTGCGAATACGTTGTATGTTTGTGCCGCAGTTGCGTCGATGTCAATTTTCATCGAGTAACAGCGTGATTGACGGTAAAGCCGCCGATTAACTTTTGACAAATATTGTTCAATGTTAACTTCAATTTGGGGCACAGTAACTGGCCCTGTAAATTGCATTCTTCCTTCTCGCACTACTGGATAATGCTCGTCTTTCCGGTTTCGGGCCATAAGAGGCCCTTCCCTTGACAGTTTATGAACTTAAGGCAAACTCTGTTGCCGCATCCACATCCCAAAAGGTCGGGATAATCGTGGATATGTACGCCCTCCAAAGCCGTTGAAAAACTTGGATAACTCCATTCTTTTCCCCTCTGGTGCTTTGATAGGCTTCGTCATGTACGCAACTTTAGCAGCGTACCTGATCGATTGCTCGAACTCATGTGGTTCTGCCCAATCTAAGGTATACCTCGTACCCAGCCCGTGAGCGGTCTGTAACCATGGAAGATTCCCATGCGTAATCTCCGCTCGATCAAGGAGCTCTGATTTCTCCCACAATCTGTCTTTTGTTTCAGGTATGAAACCACTCCAGCTTGTTTCGTCAGCAATGAGGATGGAATGGTTGTGAACATTCCACCAATTAGCTTGCTCGTTGTAAGTAAACTCGACATTATGGCACCCTGCGTGTACCCCATTTTGGGCCAATGCGTAGTTTAGACCCCGCATAGATTTTGCACCTCCTAAACCAAACAAGTTGGTTCTCGAGACCAAGTATTCATACTGGTCTCTTAGGCTCTTGTGCCGGATTCCACTACTGTGATGTTGACCGGGCAACGTAGTGGTCAAGACTCCAACCTTCAGTTTAGAGCTTTCATCCTCCGCCATCTCGATCTCGCTCTTCAGGCGATTGTTCAATCCCCACGCCCTCTTCGATGCTCTGCGCTTTTCGCACTTCGGACACATAGTGTACCTCGCACAAAGACTTGTATCGTTCCTATCGCTGCTGCTGCCCAAGCATCCTTCGTGAGCATAGGCAATAGGATCCGCTATTTTCCAGTTATTCACTGGGAAGACCTCCTGTGGCAATAGACGTTACACTTCGGACAGGCCGATATCGCTTTTACAGTCTTCTTTTTCATGTATTTCTTCCCGCATTTGCAAGCAACCACGTGCAGCTCTTCCATGATACTCCCACGCTCAATAACTATGTTATATTTTCGCAGG